GTTGGGCGTACAGTGCCAACATAGCTAGACACCCACCCTGCGGCTTTCTCTAGCACCGCCTTGTCGTGGTCATAAGCCGCTACAGTCATCTGAGCGTCTGTTTCCATCGCAATCTGGTCGGTGCGAATCTCTTCCATACGCTCTTGGGCGGCAAAGCCCTGCGCCATCATCTGAAGTTGAAGTTCTACCTGAACACGAGCAAGCGCTAACTCGTGTGCTTGATCAGATTTATTCTGAAAAAACTCCAACAATTTGGGCAAGCCAGAAATCAGCAAGCCGCCAAGGGTTGAGATGAGAGATAGCATTATCCTAGTCCTATGTAAGAGAGAAACTTGTTAACGATCCTGTCAGACAAATCATCAGGAAGGAAGCGAAGGAAACCAAGCACGTACCAAGCCACGCACATGCGCACAAATATCTTGAGTAGCTGATCGAACTGTTTTTGGTACTCATTCATCGACCACACTTTGATTTAGCGCACAGATCTGTGATCTCAGAAATGCCCCAGCCTACTGCACCAAGGAACATGACGATCACAACAATGCCTATAGCCCATGCCATCTGTTCTTGTTCAGCTTCTTTGCGGCGCTTTTCTTCTTCTTTCAGCTTACGCGCTTCAATGGCGTCGTCTCTGTCCATCTCAGCCTTACGCGCCATCATGTTGTTGTAGACGTCAATGTTGCCCGTCTGCATGTAAAGAAGCTGGATTTCTTTGAGCGTATTGCGGCTGTTCATCAGCGCGTTTTCAATACGCATCGCAATCTCAAAATTAGATTTGCCACCGTTTTTCTTGGCGGCTAGCATGGACTTTGTGGCGTTACTCTCAGCGTCGAGCAGACGCCCCACCATTACAGATAGACCACCTATATCCTTGGCAACAGCTTGTGCCTTTTTGACAAGGCTGACGGCTTTTTCTAAGCCTTCTAATGCTGATATTGGGTCTAACGGAATCATGACCAAATCCAAATAATTGTGAACGTACCCCAGACTATGAAGATAGTCACAAAGGCCGCAACGATGAACGCTTCGACCCAGTCTTGCATGGCTATAAACCCAATAGTTTTTTAACGAACTCGCCTGCGACACCGGGGCCGAACAGGACGCAGATCATCACCGCATACAGAAGATACTCAATCTTCGTCATGCGCTTGTCGCCATCACGCAAAGAGCGGTCTATGCTGTTATAGCGCTCCGTACAGATAGCTTCATGCACAGCAAGCTTAGTCTCCACCGTTTCCATCTTCGACCTTCGGTTGCTGTTGTGCCAGTGAAGCACGAGCGGCTTCTTGCGTCGCTTGGATCAATTGATAAACCTCTTGGTATGGTCGAGTTCCAAGATACCCAAGAATCTGGTTTACCAAATCAGTGTCAAGTTCTAGTTTCATGGCTTTGCAAATGAATATGTGTTGTCTTCGTTTTTGGTGACGATGTAGTTAAGTTCAACTTCCACGTCGTCAGCAACGTCGATGTAAGTAATCAATGGATTTTGACTAGGTTCATTGAAAGTATCTCCTTCAAACGGAACAATCCCGCGAACAACTAAAGGATTATCACTATCAATAGGCAAAGGGAACGCTAGGATATGTTTCATACTTCCTCCGTCACTTTAGCTTTTTCAATTACATCTGCAACATTCTTAACAGCTTCCTCGTGCTTTTGTGCTTGAGGAATTGCTTGGTCTTGAATCATTTTCATAATTGGAGCCGATTGATGAAAAGGTAAATGCGCCAATGTATGCAAAAGCTCATTAACTTGATCTACTGTGAAAGTGAGATCAATAGACATATCACCAATCGGGTTTTTCTGTTCAGTCATGTTTTTCCTTTAGTCAATTTGAACGATAGAAGCTGTTGCATTACCTATGTAAATACTACTGCTAGGCGTGAAAATTGTACCAATATTGCCTGTGCTAGAGGCGGAAGCTCCGTTTGCTTTTCCGTTACTAGCAACAATTGCAGTACCTGCACCAGAGTAAGCTAAAGCGCCGTAAGAACCAGTGCTGAAATATGTTGTATCGTTGAATGATGTGGTGTTGAACTGTTTAGATGTCCAAGTTATTAAATCACTAGACGAATACAAATTCCCCGAAGCATCTACGTTGTAATAAACAGAGTTTGCGTAAATGATTTTGTTTGTGCTGGGGTTTCCCGCAAAAGCTGATGTTGTGGATTTCAATGTAAAAGTATCAACAACACCTGTTGCAGAAGTAACAATAGCGCCCGCTGTTGTGCTAAACACATTTTGAGAATTCAAATAATAGATATTATCCACGTTTGAAATCATTGTTGTCCAAACTAAGCCATCTGGACTTGTACAAACCTGACCAGCGCCATTAACAACATAAAACTTTCCGTTGTTATATTGAATTGGTGGAGTTGTTAACGACAAATGCGAAGCAATACTTGTCATTCCTATGAAGCCAAAAGTATATGAAGTTCCTTGATTTGTTGTGGTTGCAAAATATCCGTTATTCCAAATAATTACCAATGTGCTTGTTGATAAATCACCGCTTCTGGCAAAACCAACTACAGGCACACTATTCACTGAATTCCAATCAAACCCCGTTGGGCTAGTAATCCATGCAGGGTTACCCATAATTGGAGACCAACCATTAGAGTAACCATTCGCTATTAAGACCCAGCCATTGGTTGTTCCTGCAAGATATTTGGCATTGCCGGGAACCACCCCAATAGCTTGACCGTACCCTACTGCATATCCATAAGAGCCATTATTAAGACCTTGGTTTCTGTTTGAATCAGATCCACTTGTCGAGCTACTGCTGTAGTATGAAGGGCAAGTGTAATCACCACCGTTAGAATAATATCCAATTGATCTCCAAGAACCATCATAAGGATTCCCTGCAAAAACTGGTTCGCCTACGTAAGATCCAGCGCTGTAAGTGGAAGATGAAAAACTAAATGTTTCAGTTCCCAAAAATCCACCAGAACTAACATTACAACCTTGAATGTACCAATTACCGCCAGAATATTGAAAAATAAGAACTCTGTTTTGGTATGCGGTGACGGAAGTGTTCATCCAAGCGGCTGACATAATTGTGCCGCCGTTATTAGAATATCCAGTTAAAAACGAGTATGTTGAAGCGTTCCAAGTAACGCCGTCTGCTGAATAAATATAAGAACCATTGTTGCCACTATTATTATATCGGTAAACCCAAAAACCCCCATTTGCGGCGTACACAGGATACCCTGCGTAGTTAAGCATGTTGTTAGCTACAGTAGTTGTATCTGTAAAATTAACACCACCATCAGTAGATGTTTTTAAAAACGTATTTGGGTAGTTATACGGCGCTGTATTGTTACTCATTAAAATTTTGTTATTGCCCGCCGCAAACGTATTGTAAGAAACACCAGCGGTGGTTATTCCAACATACGGTTGTGTGTATGTTGTGAAGTCTGCTGTGTAATACGATGTGGCAGAAACACCAAAAAAGTAATTTGTTCCAATATACGCAATTGCATAAATTGTGTTCGCATTGAAAACTGTAGACGCAGTCCAACTTAATGGTGTAGTGGTTGCATAGTAACTCTTACCAGACGCACCGCCTGTAACAAACTTACCACCACCGTAGGTTATGGCGTAGCAAGCACTTGTAGATGGTAGAGATACTTGAGTCCAAGTTACCAAGTCTGTACTGTAGTGAATTGCCGCGCCAGTTGAATTACAAACAACATAGTACCCGTTGCCGTAGGTGACGTTGGTCAAATAAACAGACGCTGTAAATGTTCTTTGTGTATATGTAATTCCGTCTGTGCTTGTCAAAATCAAACCAACACCTGTTGCGTTGTTAACACCAACCACAACATAGTTGCCGTTCAGATAAGCAATGTTACCAATTCGGAAATTACTGTTGCTGACTGACACATTTAGTGTCTTGTAATAGCTTGTTCCAGTGGAAGAAATAGAAATTGAATCACCAGCCGCAAGTGTAATTGGTGCTTGCAGTAAATTCAGCGTTGCTACACCTCTTTCTACATAGTAAGTACTTGTCGATGCATCGTATCCACTTACAGTGTTTTTTACGATGGGATAAGTAATTCCGCCGCTTACTTTATTTATAGTGACTGCGTCATAAGAAGATGTCAGTGATGTGGCGAGCACACCCTTGACAACAGCAGTTTTACCACTTGGTACTGTGTAGATTGTTGTCGGTGTTGTTGAGTTATACAGTACCGATGCGGAGATTGGAGTTTGTGCCATGATTTATCCTTAACCCATGAAATACCAAAGAAGTGAATTGTCAGCAACAGCAAGAGTTACCCATGTTGGAGCGCTTGTTCCGTTGCTTTGCAGATATTGACCTGCAGTACCTGCGGCTGTAAAACCTGTCGTGTTTGGTGCAGTCTGATAAGGCATCGCACCTGCAACACCGCCAGCAATGTTAGTCGCTGTACCAATCACAATTGCCGAAGGTGTCTGCCACGTTGGTGCTCCAGTCGTACCGCCACTGGTCAAGATTTGATTTGCAACACCATAGTTACCGTTGAATGCCACAGCACCAACAGCATTGATCGTCATTGAATCTGCTGAATTATCGTTTGTCACCAAACGCAACTCATGCGCTGTTTTTGTACCAATAACAAGATCAGAGTCAGTAGAGTACAAGTAAACCGCATTTGGCAGTTGGAATGGGCCAATACCAGTGAATGTGGAACTGTTCATACCAAAGTCACCATAGAACGACGTTGCCGTTCCTTGATCGTTTGACACGATGTAGTCTACTGAAGCACTAGATCCAGAATTTGTATTCTGAATAATTTGTTGTGCGTAAGTATTTGCAGAAGTTTGATACGAAGAAAAAATGTTTGTGTCTGTATGGTTTAACGTACCATAGCTAAAAGCACCTTGCGCCTGACTTGTGTTGATTGCTGTATTCGCAATAACGTTTGCACCAGTTATCGACGTGCCTGCAGTAATCGATGTTCCTGCGTTAACTGTTGTCCCCGCGCTAACACTAATGGTCGCGACGACAGTGTTTCCAGAAGTTTGCCCTGTTGCAACAATACTTGTTGAGCTTAATGTGTTTGTTGCGGAATTAAACGTCAAATTGGAATTGAACGTTGTTGCACCAACACCGCTTTGGAACGGGATCTGATACTGAGCACCACCAGCAATGTTTGCAGTTGATGTAGCGGCTGGCGCTGACACCCAAGCAAACGCAGAACCAGTCCACCCAAGTACCGTACCTCCAGTTGAAGGAACGCTAACAAATGAAGTTGTACCAGAAGCAGACTGGTAAACAACTTGATTCGCCACACCACCTGACAAGTTGGTCGATGTTGTTGCTGAAGTCGCTGTAGATGCTGAACCTGCTGTTGTGGCAAAAGTCGCTGTAGCCGCGCTACCCACTGACAAACTAGCTTGACTCACAAACTGAGGTGCCGAACCTGTAGATGTCAGCACATAGTCAGTTGCACCGATGGCAAGTGATGTAGGTGCTGTACCGTTTGAGTAAACGATTGAACCAGCCGCACCGATCGATGCATAAGCTGGCGCAGTACCGTTTGAATACAGAATTGAACCAGCAGAACCCAATGCGGTGTACGCAGGTAGCGTACCGTTTGAGTAGAGCAATGCACCAGCAGTACCAATTGGCAAATAGGCTGTGACGCCTGTTGCACTTTGGTAGACGATAGAACCCGTAGCACCACCGGGCAAATTACCCGTAGCAGTAGCACCGTCAGCCAAAATGCTGACAGCACCTGTGTTTGAATTCTTGTAGTAGAGCTTACCGTTGTACGTGTTTACAGCAAGTTCGCCGAACACCAGATTACCCGCCGAAGGTGCCGCACCGTTCGTCGTACTGTAGTAAAGCTGAATTGGTGTGAAGCCTGAAGCCGCCATATTGTTCCTTTATCAACCCCCTAATCAGGGCTTATCGACATATCCGCCATACGGAATTTCAGCGCCACTGAGATCAGTCAATGATACATCAGGACGTGGATATTGCAATGTAATTCTCTCCGTTTTACGAGCAGGCAAACGGTACGGATCCTTGTCGTCTGCGCACCCTTGTTGGCAGACTTTGAGACCGGGGAAATTCGGGTCAGGCATCGCTTCAATGATCGGACGTTTCATCTTGCACCGATCGCAAATAAAAATCGCTATCGTTGCGTTGCCTTCGGTGTTTAGAAAACGCGGCATGACTTACCTTGTGTAGACACCAATATTTGGTGCGAAGTAGATCGGTGATTTGTCGCGCTCTTCTTGCTCCGCCATGATGAAGTACTTCTCAGCTTGACCTTCGAGGTACTGGATACGCGCCAAGTCAACAGCAGGTAGCTCCAAGCTCATCTGGTGAGCTAGCATGCTCTGAATAGCCAACATCCAACGATCAGGGATCGCCAATTGACCGTTCAATGCACCGACGTCTTGGATCTGCGCTGAGTACCACACCGTCATTTGGTAGAACGCGCTCTGTGGGGTAGGCCACAAAGTGATGGTCGCCTGAGGAATTGTGCGGTTCAACCAGAACTGGAATGGCTGGTTCGCAGTGAAGTTCTTGTTTGGTAGGTTCGTGTAGTCGTCGCGATTGAGACGCGCCATTGTGATCTCGGTGGAGTTCACACCCAGATACCACTCACGCAAAGCCAAAGTCGTACCGCCAGAAGCGACGATACGGTAGTACTGGGTTTGTGCGCCGGGGTCAATGTCCTGCCAGATCCACTGACCGTCAGTCACCGTAACGCTCGTACCAGTGTACAAAGTCGTCCACGTAGCGTTGTCAGTAGAAGCTTGGAACGCATAATTCCACGTCGCGCTACCACCACCAGCTACATACGGCATGATGCCAATGGAGCCGATGTACTGAGGGTTTGTCGATGTGTAGTCGACTACAATGTTTCCGTTCGCAGAAGTCTGTTGGCAGTACGTTGCAACATTTTGATCAGCAACATTAGCGGCTGTACCACCTGCTGAGGACGTGTAAGTACCCGTAGGTTGCGTCATCCAACGATACAAGGCGTTTAAAACGTCGTTACCACCCACAGGTAGCAAGTACTCGTATTGATTCGGCTGAAGCCCGTATACCTGCTTCTTGATGGCGAAATACTGGATGCCTTGGTTGATCAGGTTGCTCAGAACGAAAAACAACGACTGTTTTGCGCTCAGGACTTGCTCTACCGTCAACTCTTCAGCAAGCTTACCGCACCGACGTGCTCCGTTGTCAATCAGGTTTTGAACCGTGACGACTGTTTGACCGACTGTGCCGCTGTATGCCATGTTTTATTCCTTACCAACCGGGGCAATTCCACCGTTGCATAGAAGCTCGCGCTCTACTGCCTTTTTCGCTCTTTTCAGCTACTGGTGCCATTCTCGCGCAAAACGAGTCTCTACGCGCACCACCTTGTGGCTGAGGAGCTTTTAAATTTGATCCTGTCTCGCGGTTGTACTTGGCACGACCTTTTGCAGTCAGACCAGCCCCTTGCTTCGCAGGGAGCTTCTCACCACGACCAACAGCTAACGAAGGATTCTTTGCCATGATTCACCAACAAGAGTTAGATTTTTTGACCTTGCCACCAGACTTCTTAGGCAAATTTGATTTGCCATGAGTGCCTAATGCCATTTTGATCTGGTTTTTTATAACCTTAGGACGTCTATCCTTTTCTTCTTGCATGATTTCTTTACTTCTTGGGGTGTCCCAATACTCTTCTGGTGCATTTGGAATATTCATCCTGTTGATTTCACGCATATCGGTTTGATATTTGCGTGGCATCCTATGCAATGAATTTTGAAACGTGCGGTATCTCAATTTGTCCACAGCACGTTGTGGGCCTTTGAAATAAACCGTCTCACCACCTTCACTCATTTTGGCTGTTCTGGCGGATTGCTTGAAGGCTTCAGCCGTTGGCGCACCTTTGCTACCAACTCGACGCATTTTTTCGCCAGACCCTTCAGCAATGCGCTCACGTTTTGCATGAATGTTTGCATACAGACCTTTTTTCATGATTTACCAGCAAGTACTGCCGCCAGATTTGAATGGGGCAGGTTTGCCCTTACCAATCTTTTCAGACCACTCTTTGCGATAGCTTTCAGCTTTTTTGCTTGGGCCTTTTTTCAATTCGCTTTCTGTCCATGACTTCAAACGAACTGTCTCGCCACGACGCTTCAAACGATCCCACTGTTTTTTGGCTTCGTCTTTGTCGCCCTTAGCGGTAGCAACGTCAGCCATCTTGCGATTGGCTGTAACTTTTTTCACAAAGTTATTGCTTTTGATTTTCTGCGCTTTACTCATGACAGGGCCAGTATCTTCAGCCTCATCATCTTCCTCTTTCAACTGACCAGTAGCGCGTTTGTAATCCCAGTCGCTATCATAGTCTCGTGGATCCATAGACCCACCATTTGCTTTTTTCATGACTTTTCCTTTGTCTGCTTGCACAAACTCTTTACCAACTTTTTGAGGTACGCCACCAAAGCCACCCTTTGTATGGGCGGCGGCTTGCATCAGTCTGCGTTGCGCTGGTGACTTGATTGGCATGTTATGGGCCCGTCTTAATTAAAATTATGTTGAAAAACGCACTCACAATATTATTGTTTGCAGAACCAGTTGCGGATGCGCCAACACAGTTTTTTTCTGGAATAACGTAAGGTGGATCAAAATCATACGCAACTGAGCCGTTATTGATCGCAGAGACTGCGCCAACACGCAAAATGTTGTCTGTACCGTGTTGCTTTAAAAAAGAAGTTACAGAGGTTGACCCTGAGGCTTGCCCTGCGGTAATCACGCCCTTAATGATGTATCCAGTGTAACCAGCAGGGACACAATAGTGTGCCGTAGTTCGTTGATTGAAACCAACATAAATCATGTCGTAAAGAACGGCTGGTACACCCGCAGTCACAGTTCCAGTACCAGCGTTAATGTTGCCAGCATTTGCTCCGCCTGTCCCCACCGTAAC